GAGCCACCGCCACCCGTGCTGCTGACGTGGCAAGCATTACCGGCACTAACTTCTCTTCATGGTATCGGCAGGATGAGGGGACGGTGTTTGGGGAAGTAACGCCTCTTCAAACTTCAGCAGGCAATCAATTTATATGGAGAGTCTCCCCAAGTGATTATGGCAATACCATATTTATCAATCAGACGGGATCAAGCAATTACACTTTTGGCTCGTCATCTGGAGGCGTGTTTGACGGATTGACAGTTTCTCCCGCATATACTTTAAACCAAAAAGCGCGGTTGGCTGGTGGGTACAAGAGCAACGATCTTGCGCTGTCTCTTAGCGGATCTAACGTCAGTACGGATAGCAGTGCAACAGTGCCTTTGAGTGTGAACCGTTTAGATATTGGTTCGGACCACTTAGGAAACAACCGAAACAAGCTCACCACAATCCGCCGCCTGGTATACTGGCCTGTTAGACTTGGAGATAACGTTTTACAGGTGATCACCCAATGACTACCGGAGTCATGACACAGCAGCGGATAGAAAATTTCTGGGCGAAAGTTGACAAAGCGCCAAGGCCAAATGGCTGCTGGCTGTGGACCGGAGCAAAGCAGGGCGGCCGAAATGGTCGGTATGGAGCATTTCAGGTTGGATGGAAAACTCAAAAACGCGCTCACCGAGTCTCTTATGAGTTGGCGCACGGTGCTATTCCCGATGGCATGATGATCTGCCATTCTTGTGATACGCCATTGTGTGTCAATCCCGCTCATCTTTTTATTGGCGATGCCAAGGCAAACGTGACTGATATGATTGCAAAAGGCAGAAAAGCTATTTTCCTTGGTGAAAGCAACGGTAGTTCAAAATTAACAGACGAACAAATTCGGGCTATTTACATAGATCACCGCACAAATGTTGAAATTGCCGATGACTACAAAATAAGCCCATCTTTAGTAAGTCAGATTCGCCAAAAGAAGACAAGGAAAGAAGCAACGGCTGACCTTCCCGATCACGCAAGGAGAAAGCCCGGAGCTGGTAGTCCTGCGTACAAAGCCAAAATCCAACGCCTTTCCAACGAAACTCTCCAAACCATTACGCAGTAGATCTCCTCACTACCATGCCCGACACACTGATAACAACTGAAGCACCCCCCACCCTGGTGACGGACGAGGTGCTCACACCCCCCACCCCCACGATGTTCCGCTTCCCCGATGAAGCCACCGGCATGGCGTACCTGCGCGATGCCGATCTCACCTATATGGACAACGATAACGACGACGACGTTGAAGTGGAGCGCGTCTTTACCGCTTCTCACCGGCACTCTCTTGACGTAATCGGCACCATCACCCGTGGCGGTGAATGGGACGACGAAGGTAATGTCATCACCCCGCCTGAGACCTTGGACGGTTGGCACGTCAACTACCAAGGCAAGCTGCCTGAAGGGTGGGAGGAGTATGCGGTGTATCCGGCGAATCCAGTTAGGGTGTGGGCGTAGTCATGGCATTCACCGAAGACTTAAGCGTATTTCTGAACACCGCTGAATTTGCGGTGCCTGTTGTTGCTGGCGCTGTGTCGGGGGTGGGGATTCTCGATATGCCATCAGAAATTATTGCTGATGGCATTGTGCTGACGACTGACTACAAACTTACGTGTGAAGCATCTAAGTTTGGTGATTTGATTTATGGCGCTGGCGTCAATGTGGACGGACGTGCTTATACGGTTCGTAGTGTCTCGCTGATTGATGACGGTGCATTTTGCGAGGTAATGCTGCAAAGGACGACTACGCCAGAACCTGCTGCGAGCGTACCCGCAGTGCTTGACGGTGATGGCGTTGATACTACCAGCACTGTGATTATGGACGGCGGTGCCCCGAGTACAACTTATATTGAAGGTAACGTATTGGATGACGACGGACCATGACGACCTACACCCGGTTTAAGCTTCGGAATGGCACTGCTGCTGAATGGACGGCTGCCAACCCCACGCTATTGCAGGGCGAAATTGGTGTAGAAACCGACAACCGTCGATATAAGATTGGTGATGGCTCAACAGCATGGGCTGGCTTGAGTTATTACATCGATGGCGTTGCGATACGTGGGCAGTGCAGCAAGATGACCGACGGAACTGTCACCATTGACACTCAGGGCCTGTATGTAACAACAGGGTTGACGGCAGCGCTTGATGCTACAACGGTTTATGGCATGGTGCTGGGCACTGATGATGCGTTTGGATTGCGGAATGATTCAGGTGGCACCAAGTTGCTCAGGATCTATGGTTCAATCGATGCCACTGCTGGTAACAACAAGGTCCTCGGGGTCAAGTTGGCCAAAAATGGCACTGCGATTGATGCAACAGAATGTCGAGCATTTACAGGCAGCGGCAGTCAAGAAGCCAAGCTGGTAACAAGTTGGATGGTTGAACTGGATGATGGCGATGAGATTTCATTGATGATGGCCAATCATTCCGGCACAACTGATATAACCTTTAAGCGTGGTCGGCTCATAGCAGTTGAGGTGCGGGCCTGATGACCACTAAACGCGAACAGATCCTGGCTCAGATCGCCAGTGTACTTGCGAGTACTGCTGGTGTTGATGGTCGTGTGTATCGATCGAGGGTAACAGCACTAGCTCGCGCGGAATCGCCCGCGATCATTGTCGAACCGGTCACTGATACATGTCAGCAGATTACATCGCTGCCAAAGCTGGACTGGACGATGCGGGTGCGTGTCGTCGTGACAGTGCGTTCAAGCAATGCATACACTGACGCCGATGCTGTTATTGAGTCAATGCATTCAAAGCTGATGGCCGACTTGACTCTTGGCGGTTATGCAATTGATGTACAGCCGGCGACTGTTAATTTTGACTTTTTTGATGCAGACCAGCCTGCAGGCGTGTTTAGCTGTGAATACGAAGTGCTTTATCGCACTACAGTTGATGACCTAACGTCAGGCTAAAATTTAAGCAGCTACAAGGATTAACATGAATGACGAGTACCGAGGGCAGGGTGGGTCTTACCTCCTGGACCCAGAAACCGGTAAGCGCACTTTGATCCAGCGCACTCTTCCCGCAGACTCCCCCGAGACAAATGGCACTTCTTCTTCGGAAACGACTGATTCTAATCGAGACGGAATCAAGCTACGGAACCGATCCAACTCCAACCGGCGTGGACGCCGTTCTGGTGAGGGATCTGAACATCACTCCTCAGCAGAGTGATGTTGTCAGCCGTGACCTGATCCGCCCTTATCTCGGCGCTAGTGAGCAGCTTCTGGCTAACACTCGTGTTGAGTGTACGTTCAGTGTTGAACTTGCTGGTTCTGGTACTGCTGGCACTGCTCCCCAGTACGGCAAGGCTCTGCTCGCTTGCGGACTGAGCGAGACCGTGGCTGCGGGCACAAGCGTTACCTACGCGCCTGTTAGCTCATCGTTTGGCTCTGTCACCATCCACTACAACATTGATGGTGTCCGCCATAAGGTGACCGGTGCTCGCGGCACTTTCACTATCAATGCGAACGTCGGTGAAATTCCGACGATCGACTTCACCTTCACTGGCATCTACAACGCACCCGATGATTCGGCACTGCCTAGCGTGACCTACGCAAATCAGGCCACTCCTTTGGTGTTCAAGAATGGCAACACCGATACGTTCGAGTTGCTGTCCTATGCCGGCTGCCTGCAGTCGGTGACGTTTGATGTCGGTAACACCTTGGTGTATCGCGAGTTGATCAATTGCACCAAGCAAGTGCTGATGACCGATCGCGCTGCTAATGGCACTGTTGTGCTGGAGGCAGTGACGATGGCAACTAAGAATTACTTCACTGCTGCGCTGACCGACGCAACACTGGGTAATCTCACCTTCCAGCACGGTACGACTGCTGGCAACATCGTTGATTTCGCATCCACTCGGATTGACATCGGCGATGTGTCCTACAGCGACCAAGACGGCATTGCGATGCTGAACATCCCCTACACCGCAATCCCTTCGACTGCCGGTAACGATGAGTTCAGCCTGATCTATACTTGATTTGGGTTGGTTGTCAGGCGGGCCGCAATGCGTTG